CCTGTTCAATCATATTTCTCATATAACTAAGGTAATCATTAGAGTGTTCACTTCCGTCTGCACTCTGTTCTAAGATTTGGTCTATGTCCAAGCTTTTAATATACTTGAACTTAGTTTCCATTTGTCTTTTTTCTTTTTGGATTCGCCTAATAAAAGCGTAATATGTGATTTGTGTAAAGTATGCAAATGGATTTTTAGATTTTGCTGGATCAAAGTTGTCCATATATGTAAGACAGTTCTCAATACCATCCAAAATCATTTCATCTCTAAATGTATAGTTCACAAAGTTAGATTTATATGCCAAATGATTTGCTATTTTAACAAAGCATTCGCCTATATAATTTGTTACTTGTGGTCTTTCATCTCCACTCTCTTCTGCTTCGATTCTTTCCTCTCGGTAAGCACTAATCTTTGCAAGGAACTCCTTGTTGTCTATATAGTGTGCCGAGTTAGGGTCACGTCTTTTTGCCATAATATACTCCTAATGTATTTGTTTCTTTATAATTGCATCTGCAAGATCCGACATTGTTTCCATATCTAATTCTGAGTCTGGGTCCTCTGACATTAAGTCACCTTCCCATTGTTGTTCTCTGAAATAAATATTTTCTACCATTCGTTCATAACCTTCAACAAAATTTTCTTGTAGAGTAGATATATTAATAACATTATATCTCTCTATTGTAAAAATATGTTCTTGTGCTATTGCAACATAAGGTCTTAAACTTACTTGCTCGCCCAATATATTTCCTACAGGTTGTATTTGAGACACCAATTCTATTGGGTGTTCTATTTCTACAAGATCTCCGTCTTGTGTTAATCTGCCTACTATTGTAGTACCGTCCATTAATTTTAATATGCTTATATCAGACATCTAATTTAACAAGTTTATAATCGAAACCTTCTTCGTTATAAATCTTGATCCTTTCTATTAAGTGGTTCATTGTGTAATTCTTCTTAGACTTCCACGATAAATCATCACCAATATCAAAAAGATTACATGATACTTTGTTCTCTCCTTTACGGAGGCCTCTACCTATACTTTGTAAGTTTCTAATTCTACTCTTACTAGGTGAGGCGAACACAATATTATGAAGGTTCCTTATATTTATACCCGTTGAGAATGTACCGTATGAGGCAATTATAATAGCATCGTCTTGTTTCTCTGTAATAGCTCTTATTTCTTCTCTAACCTCTGTATCTGTGCCTCCATATACAAAAAATACTTTTCTATTTTCTTTTACAGACTTACTTATCATTTCATGTAAAACTTTTCCATGTTTTTCTACATACTGAAATAGAACAAGTGTATTACCTTCCTGTGCTATTGTTAAATTTTTTATAATTTCATTACGATCAGGGTGTGTTACTATCCAATCTATCTCTTCTTGATAAGTCATACCCTTAACTTCTTTTCTGTGTGCGTCCTTCCAGTTAATCATACAACATACAATTTTTAATGTAGCAAGTTGATTATCGTCCATTAGTTTTTTAGTAGTTGTAACCTTATGTACTTGTCCAAACACACCTTCTAGTACGAGCCTATGTGTCTTAGTTCCATCTAATGTGCCTGTTGTTCCTATTCTAAAAGGTGTGTTTGTAAGTTTGTTCATTAAAGTTGTTAAAGACTTTGCCTTAAACAAGTGTGCCTCATCTCCATATACAACATCAAATTGTTCAAACCATTTTTTAGGATACTTGTATATAGATTGCCATGTACTTATTGTCACAGGATATTCATTTGTTTTTTCTTTACCACCATATATCCTATGACAATTTTCTGATACTCGCCAAGTGTCTGCCGTAGCATAGTCCTGAAAGTCTCCGTACATTTGTTCTACCAAAGATGTAGTAGGCACAATTATAAGTTGCTTCCTATTTTTTAATTGATGATAGCGAAGCAGACTGTAAATAATAAGAGACTTCCCAGAAGCAGTTGGAGATAAGAGGAGAGTTCTCCCCACATTAATTGCCTTTGTAACTGCTTCTTTCTGATACTCTCTAATTTCGATTTGTTTTCCATTTGCTTGTAACCTCAGTTCATTAGTAAATCTATCTATGTCTATTGATTCGCCTATATCAGGCATGTTTACTTCTATATCATACTCTAAGGTTTCTGCAAACTCTTTCAAGTAAGGCAAAAGACCTATGTATAATTCTCGGTTGTATATATTAAACAATCTTGCTTTGCCATCCCATACTCTCTTTTTATATAGAGGCATAAACTTGGCACCCGGTATCTCAAAAGTGAAGAAGTCACATATCTCTTGTGCAGTACTTGGATCTGTATCTACACTTATATGTACTTCGTCTTTCTTAGAAACTTTGATCAACTTTTTTTGCTCCAAAATACCGGCCAAATATTTTTCACTAGTAAGACCCGTTTGTAAATTTTGTCCATTCAATTGCGTTTTTAATATCAAAAGAACGGCTAGAAATCGACTTCATAACACTCTCACATAGGGTCATACAAGTGTTTAAATACTCTAATTTATCAGTTAATTTAATAACATCTTCATCTGTATCCAAGAACTCATTCATCTGATTATTAAGTGGAGCATTACCTAAGTACTGATCCCAGCCTTTTTCGTTTAATTCTTTTTGGTCCAACTCTCCTCGATAATACTTCCACTTCAGCCTTCTCATTTTAAATAATTCACTCTGAGCTCTTCGGCATTGTAATCTTAATGTAGATAAATGGTTAAGATATTTAGAATGTAGTTCTGGTATGCGTGTAGACTCTTGGCCAAGGTTAAGTTCATCAACCTTACAGTCTTCTTGCCACATGTCTTGTAGTTCTTGTAGAGTTATCATAATATACACATTATAGGCTCTTATGTAGTAAGAGTCAACTGTTTGTTGTACCTTTTGGTATTATAATACTTCGATTTCAAATAGTGTGTATTTAAACATAGCAACACCCATCATATAATCTGTGCTGCCTGTTACTATTTCAAAATCTAAACCCTGTAAACTCGTAGGGAAAGCATCCATAAATTTAATTATTATTTTTGCGTTGTTATTTGAATCTAATAGGGTAAGTGTAGCATCACTATACTGTCCTAACCCTTTTTGGCTCTCAGGAGATATATCTGGGAACCTATAGTTTTGTGTTTTTGTATATTCTGCATGTTGTTTGCTGTCTTTTGGAAAACCTAGGCCTACCAACCAATTATATAGTTCTATATAATTTTTCATGTCCTCTTGTATGAGGAATCTTATCATTAAGGTACCAAATTCTACTTTATCCCCTGGGTGTCCTACATCTACTAATGGTGTAGGTTGTAACGCAGGAGGTAAATTCATCTCTGGTATATTAGCTGCGTTACAGAAGTAACTTGTATTAGGAATGTTAGCTATTTGGAATTTAAATGCGTTGGGACGCAAATAATCTAACTCATTAGGGTTAGCATTACTCCACGATGCTTCTGAAACATTCGTAATATTAGTTGTTGTCATCTACCTTGTCCTCTGTACTTTTTATAACTTCTTTTTCTGTTTTTATTCATCGTGGAAGTAGAAATTTTAACTTTCCTGCCTCTTCCTCCGACGCCCTGTGATGTAGATTTCTTTACACCACTATGTGTGAGCTTTCCACTCCATGCTTTTGCCATATTGTATCTCCATTATTAAAATCCTACGCTTTCACCGCAACCACAGGCTTGAGACTCTGCAGGATTCCAGAATGTAAATTCTTCTACCAATCCTTCTACTCGCCATCCAATAACTGTACCAGCTAAGTAACCTGCCGACATAGGACATATCCACATTTTGAATTTGCCAAAGTCTAGTTCCTCATCCTGATCGTTTCTCGGTCCATCAGCATAATTAAAATCATATTTGAAACCTGCGCAACCTCCGCCTAGCAATGCAAGTCTTACACCAGGAGATTTTTGTCTTTCCAATCTACTAATCACTTGTTCCATTGCTTCGTCGGTCCATTCTATCATTCAGGCCCCCTGTTGTGTTGTCTGTGTGCTTTCTTTTCGTCCCAATCTTGTAGGGCTCTTTTAATACTATCTTCTGCTAATACAGAACAATGTAATTTAATAGGTGGTAATTCTAAAGCTGCTGCAATGTCTTTATCTTTAATTTCTAAAGCCTGAGTCATTGTAATGCCCTTTAACATTTCCACAAACATTGTAGAACTAGCAATAGCACTTCCACATCCGTATGTTTTGAACTTTACATCTTCAATAACATCTGTATCTGGATTTACTTTTAAATCTAATTTCATTACATCTCCACATGCTGGTGCTCCAGTCATTCCTGTAGCAACATTAGGGTCATTAGGATCAAATCGTCCTACCCCGTGCTGTTGTGGGTTATTTAATACATCATTAAATCTATCTACAACCTTTTTGCTGTATGCCATATATCCTCCTGGTCTTACTAGTATTTATAACAAATTGTAAACCAATAATCAAACTCTGCTATACCTTTCTTGTATAAATAATTATATCGTTCATCCCGTAAGGGACGGAAGTAGGCAATAATGCCGAAGGAACGCTCTTTTAAAAAGGGAGGGTTCAATGATATACAGAGGTATTTCATATGACACATACACACAGGAGAATATTATGTCAGACAATAAATCAGGCTTTCAAATACGAGCCGACTTGCTTAGTCAAGCACAAGGACTTTTAGAGCAGAACTTACATAGAAAAGCAGACGCTATCCATGTACATAACGATAACAATCCTAACGATAAGAAACCATTACCTAGTGAAAGTATCTTAGCTAGCGATGTTATTGCTGTTGCAAAAGAACTAAACGAATTTATAATTCAAAAATAAATTCTAGTCAAAAAAACGGGCTGCCTATTGGTAGCCCGTTTAAATTCTATTTCTAGAAAAGACCTAAATTACATTAAGTTAGAAACTTTTACTGATCTGTAGTATTGGTTTCTGTCTGCTGTAAATGTGTCTGCATCTGTAGTGCCGTCTGACTGCATTACGAATGGGTTAGCGATCATGCCATACCTAGTTTTGAAACCAATTTTAGGTTGGAATGTGCTTGGGTCAATAGCCCTAACCATTTGTAGTGGGACATAAGGACAGTAGAATAGACCTGCGTCATAAGGGCTTGTGCCTTTATAACCACATACATAGAACTGAGCTGCAGCTCCTGTATTAGCAGAATATGGGTCAATGTATACTTTATAACGACCGTTAAGTACACCAGCAAATGTATTACCTGTGTCATCAACATTTAAGTTAGTTGATAAAGCTGGTGCATAGTCAAGTACGCCTGACATTGAAAGAGCACTTGCAACATCTGATGAACAGATGATGAAGTTACCTTTTCCACGCCTTGTGTCTTGTGCTATAACATTAGCGTCACGCTCGATATTAAATAAAAGACCTTTAAATCTTTCTACAGACCATCTACCGTTGGAATCAACATCTAAGTCGAATGTTCCAGCTGTAGCTGTAGAGGCTGAGCCTGTTTTAGCTACTTTGTAAATAGTTCTAATGACTTCCCTATTAATTTCAGCAAGTATTTCTTGTGAAAGAATATTAGAAAGTTCAGATTCTGCATCTAGACCATGAACAGCTTTTAAATCTTGAGCAAGTTCTACGGTGTACTGAGCTTTTAACGCTCTGGACTTAGCCGTAACAGTTGTCTTCTCGATTGAAAACGCCATTTCATTAAGTGTAGTTGAGTCTCCAAAACCTTCTGCAGTGCTTGTAGATACGCCTGTTCCTGTAGTGTAAGTACCGTCTACTGGATTAGCTCCAGCGTGGGTTCCTGCACCTGAGAAATCAGTGTCTGCTTCGTTAAATAAAGCCTCTGTACCAGTTTGACTAGTATAGTGTGACTTCATTGCAAAGATTAGACCAGTTGGTCCAGACATTGGTTGTACTCCACAAACATCGTAAGCCATAAGGTTAGGTAAAGCACGTCTAACTAACGATATAAGAATTGGATCGTAGTTGTCAACGCCTGCACCTGTTTGGTTAGCATGTGTAGCCTCGAAAAGAGCTTCTTTTTCTTCACGAAGAGCCTTCTCTTGGTTTTCGAGTACTACTGTGGTAACAGCTTTCTTGTATGGATCTTGAATCTCTGAGAGTTCAGGATGCTCAAGGACTGGTTGCCACTTATTTTGTAGTTCTTCTGAAAGATACATCAGTTTCTCCTTGTTTTACTTTGTTTGTTATTTCTATAACCTAATTATTTATAAAAATGTTAATTTTTAACCTTATCAAACTTCGCTGCTTGAGAGATACCTTGTACATATC